AGCGGCGGCGCGGAGATTGGCCTCGGCCGCCTTGTCGGCCGCCTTGATGCCGGCGGCTTTGGAGTCTTGCCAGCCCGCCACGAAGCCGGTCACGGCGCGGGTGGCGGCGGCGTAGTTCGTACCACTGCCGATTCTTTCCGAACGGCCGGGGATGCGATGGTCACCGAAGGTCATCCAGTGGACGTAGAACCAGATCGGCCCGTCTTGGTTGATATCGACGGTAAGCGAGAACTCGCCCCCGAGGGTCTGCGCCGCGTCCTGGCAAGCTGCGAGGACCGCCTCGATGCCCGCGTCGGGGGCCGGCATACCGCGCTCCAGGGCTTCGGCGACTTGGGCGGCGAAGGCCGTGCGCTCGTCGATGGTATCGCCGGCACCGGGGGCGGTGAACAACATCCGCGTCCCGTCAAGCAAGATGCACACGGCACCGGTGTGAGGCAGTCGCTCGATGGTCCAATGCGGGGACGGGTCAGTCATCGTGCCCTCCTAGTCCTCTGGCCAAATGCCGTCGGACGGCTGGAATGCGCATGCCGGCGCTCGGCTGAGATCGCGCATGGCCTCCCGGAGCAGGTCGGCATCCGGGCCGGAAATCTCGTCGATGAACGCGGCTTGGCATGCCGCGCCCGCATACAGAACCCGATTGTAGCCAACCACACGGATGCGTGACTTCAGGATGCGTGCGATCACGTCATCCAGCTCTTTGATCGTGTATGGCATCATGCGTTCCCTTGGACATAGGGCGGGGGAAATTGCCCCACGGCGGGTTGGTTCAGTCTCTCGGGAGCACCACTTCGCCGTCGCCGTCGCAGCCGTCACCGGCTCCGAAGCCCGAGCCGGAGCTGAAGCCGCAGCCGTCTCCGAAGCCCGAGCCGGAGCTGAAGCCGCAGCCGTCTCCGGAGCCGAAGCCGAAGCCGGAGCCGTCGCCGAAGCCGAAGCCGGAGCTGAAGCCGCAGCCGTCTCCGGAGCCGAAGCCGAAGCCGGAGCCGTCGCCGAAGCCGAAGCCGGAGCCGTCGCCGATCATGCCCCACGACGCCGCATCCCACGCCGCCGTCGCCTCAAGCGCCGGGTACATGACGGTTGCCGTCGTGCCGGACGTGTCGTTGGTGTAGCCGAAATAGACGCCTCGGTGCGTCGTGGTGACGATCACGGGGCGGGATGGGGCAGCGGTCATTGCGACTTTCCTTCGGAAAAAGACCTGCCGGCCAGTTGGGGAGGAAACGCGCGGCTTGTGGAAGCCGCATCGGAACCATCCTACGTCACGGCAGCGTTGTCAACGAAAAAAGGTTGGACATTTCCTATTGACGCTTGGGCGCTGCCGGCGGTATGGTCAGGCCATGCATGAGCTAATCCAAGCTATCCGGGCATTCCTGGACCGCACCGGCATGAAGCCGACCGGGTTCGGACGCGACGCTCTTGGCGATCCCAACTTGCTCCGGCAGCTTGGCGATGGCCGCGAGTTGTTGCCGCGTACGGAGCGGCGGGTCCGTGACTTTATGGCGAGATGGGAGGCAGAGCATGGATCAGATACCTGACGGCGCGGGTCTGCCGCCGACCAACCCTCCGGCCGCGCTGGTCGCATACATCGCCGGCCTGCACGACCGCGTTGTAGCCGCAGATGATCGCGACAACGCGGTGTGGTTCTGGGGCCGGTTCGAGCGCGACCATACGCCCGAGCGCCGGTGGTGGCGAGCCCTGCCGCTTACCGTCGGCTATCTCGGCCTGATGATCGTCATGGCGCTCAAGCTGCCGGTCGATCTCGGGTGGTGGCCATGATGGGAAGCGAGATCATCATGGTCTGCGGCTTGGGCCGGTGTGGCTCATCCCTGGTCATGCAGATGCTCGCGGCTGGAGGCGTGCCCGTCACAGGCGATGCGCCGGCCTACGAGGATGACTGCACGCTGCCGCCGGTGGATTGGAGCGCGATTGCAGAACGAGGAGGGACTGCGTTTAAGTTCTTGACTTTGCAGGATACGCCCATTCCGATGGGATTCCCAGGCATCGCCATTTGGCTTGACCGGGACAAAAAGGAACAAGCGGCGTCCCAGGCAAAGTTATTGCGTATGATGGTTGGCGTGAAGGTCAGTCGCGCTGCGGAGCGCGGCCTTGCCGCCACACTTCCCCGCGACAGAAATACTGCCGTCGATAATCTCCGGAGGGCCGGGATCAAGCGCATCGACCTTACATTTGAAGCGATACTTGGCAGGCCAGATGACGCGTCCAATGCCATAGCTGCATTTCTCGGTCGCGATATGAACCTATCTGCCATGGCAGACGTGGTGGTTCGGCGCGATCCGAAGTGCGCGCCGGGGCTGGCCTTGGAGGCGACATTACTGAATGCCGCTTTGGAGCGTGGACAATGACCGCGCTCGCGCTGCATCTGCCGGCGCTCACGATCGACCAGGCTGGCCCGCTGGCTTTGCTCGCCATCGTCATTGCCGCGCTGTTGGCGGTCTTGCATGACCCCTATCGCGGGCAGCGGCGATGAACGAACCGTATTTTTTTTACTAGCGCTGATCAAGCGGAGATATGGCCGCTTGTGCGCGATTACCATTATTCAGGCAGAATGTCTGCCGCCATTGTGCATTGTTACGCCATAAGAACGGGTGGAGGATTGTTCGGCGATTATGGAGAGATAATAGCAGCCGCTACATTCAGCATTCCCCCAGCGAGATGGGGAGAAGACGTTATAGAATTGTCTAGGCTGGTGAGATCGCCGGAATGTCAAATTCCTTTGACGAAGCTTATTTCATTCGCATGCTCGCATCTCAAAAGGAATGGCCGAGATTTGGTGGTTAGTTATGCGGACCAAACCCAAAATCATCATGGGGGGATTTACCAAGCATGTAGTTGGAATTACCATGGGATCAGAAGTAGACGCTCCGATGGCATATTGAAGGATGGAATATTTATTCCTGCGCGTTCTTGCAACCAAGTGTGGGGCACGCGGAGCATAGAGAAGCTCCGGCGGCTATTCCCAAGCAATGGTTTCGAAGAACACTTTGATATGGGAAAACACTTATATTGGAAGGCATTGACGAGAAAAGGGGAAAAGCAAGCCGCCCGCATGGGATTGAAAAAATCTCAATATCCGAAACCAGGAAAAATACAGGATCAACCATGATGAGCGCGCTGCAGGTCTGGCATCCGCAGCTCGGGCACGGCGTGGTCAGCCACGAGGTCGGCGCCATGACCTTGTTGGACGGCACGCCGCTGGTGTTTGTGCACTTTGCATCCGGCGTCGGGCTCGCGCTGTCGCCCAGCGATCTGTGGCCCATGCCGCCAGACCGCGCCGATATGGCGCTGCATCTCGTCCAGGGAGGTACGGCATGAGCGAATACACGCCACTGGACATCTATCGGCTACTCGACGCGCTTGACCCGGTGACTCCGCTCGACCCGGCGGTGATCTGCCGACGGCTCGGGCTGCCGGCTGCCGTGATCGGGCATGTCGGCGAGTGCGGCTGGGCGGTGCCGGCCGGGAAGCAGCGCGAGGACGGCACGAGCGGGGTATGCCGTACCGTCGCCGGCAGCGCCGCGCTGGCCGGCATGCTGGCTGAGGCTCTGCGGGAATGGGGCGGCGTTCGGGTGCCGCGGACGGCGCGCATCGCCGATCGCTTTGTCCTGCGCCAAGACGGCGGGAGGGCAGCGGCATGAGCACGGCGCCGTCGCAGTTCCGCGAAACATGGCGGACTCCAGCCGAAGTCGCCGCGGACCCATCGCTGCGAGCGCAAGCCCGCCTGCAGCGCGATCTTTGTGCATGGCTGGACAAGAAGGCGAAGCGATGCGGCGAGTCCGTCATGTTCGGGGCGTTGACCTACGCCATGGTGGTGTCGCTGCTGAGCCTGCGCGATGGGCTGGACGACGGTCCGGCCTTTGTGCGCAAGGTATTAGATGGGATTGCAACACGTGTGCTCGATCCCAAAACGGAATTGAGACCGCGAGACGCGGATGGTGTACTGGCAGCGGCCGAACCCGAGGGGTCAGCATGACGCCTCACCGGAGAGCCAGCGCGGAACGCATGGAGCTGGTGCTCCTAGTGTTGCGCCGGCTGATCGGGCAGCCGATGCCCAACGATGCCGAGATCGGGGCGCTCGCGGGAGGCATGTGCCGCAAGAGCGTCCAGGGCGTGTTGAGCGCTCTTGAGGATACCAAACAGATCACGCGGCACACCGAGAATAGTTGCCGTTGGGTCGAGTTTCCTGACGGGTCACGCCTCCTTCCCGGCAGAAGCCGGACGGCGGCATTTGTCGCTGCCGGGCATTCCGAGGAAAGCGGGATCGACCGTCCTACCATGCGCCCGGAGGTCTGGCTTGAGCAAGCCAAGGCGCTGGGGTTGCGGTTCGAGGGTGTCAGGGGCGGCCGGATGAAGGGCCGTCGGCTCGGCGCATCGCCTTATGCCCGCGAGGTCGGGGCGCAATCGTCCCTGGCCGGAGGGGGTGAGGGATGCTGAGCGACGATCCGATTACGCGCTATGCCGGCGCGGTGACGGATCAGGGCAGCATGAACGAGGCCGATCTGACCGCCGCCGAGCGCATCGAGGACTGCCTGCGCGCCTATGAGTTTGCGTTATGGTGCCTGCATCGGCGTGTGCAGACGGTGAAGGGCGAGGCGCCGCTATGGCGGCCGGTGTGGATAATCGACACTGCGGACCGGTTTGCAGGAGATGGAGAATGATCGGCCTTCTACCTGACCACGAAATCCGCCGGTTGGCATTGGCTGGTATGATCACCCCGTTCATCAACGGCAAGGACCGCTTCGGCGGCACGAGCCGAGGCCTGTCGAGCTACGGCTACGACATCAGCTTGTCGGACGAGTGGGTGACATACCATCGTGGCAGGGCGATCATCGACCCGGAGATTGGGCTTGGGCGCGACGATATTATGCGCGGCCGCGCTTCAGAGTTCATGCTTCGGCCCGGCTGTTTCGTGCTTGGTCACTCGCGCGAGCGGTTTGATCTGCCGCCCGATGTGACCGGAATCGCGATCGGCAAATCCTCGATGGCCCGCTACGGCGTTGGGGTGCTGATCACCCCGCTCGAAGCCGGCTGGCGGGGATACCTTACGATCGAGGTTAGCAACCACGGCGTCCGCCCGGTCTTGCTCAGGGCCGGCATGGGGATCGCTCAGATCCTGTTCGTCCGCGGCGCGGCGCCATGCGAGGCGGCCTATGCCGGGGCATATCAAGATCAGCGCTGCGGCGTCCAGGTGTCGATCCCGTCTGGGTCCGCCTGATGAGATGGACCGAGGATCACGTCCGGAGCGCCATTGCCATGCACTCGGCTGGCAAATCGTTTGCCGCGATCGGTCGCGTCTTCGGCCGGTCCCGGTCGTCCGTGGCAGGGGCGCTTCGGCGTGCCGGTCACCGTCTTCCCGAAACCGACCCGAGAAAGGCTGGCGTCATGGCTGCGATCGCCTCGAAGCTGTCAGTCCGTGAACCTGTCCGGCACGGCGCGGCGGCACTGGCGTCTCTCCCGAGGGACGGGTGTCTGTTTCCCCAGGGCGATCCGCAGGAAGCGGGATTCAGTTTCTGCGGCGCGAAGAGGATGCTCGGCAAGCCCTACTGCGCTCATCACCATGCCATGGCCTATCGGGTCTTCGTCCGCCGCGATGTCGCGTGATGGCCAGAGTACGCGGCGCGGCGGACGGAGAAGAGCAACTTCACCGCGCGGTGGTCGAATACCTTCGTGTGGCGATCCCGCCGGATGGTCCGGTATGGCTGCACCCCTATAACGGGGGGAAGCGGTCCAAGGGTGAAGCCGGCAAGGGCGTGGCGCTTGGGGTGATGCCAGGAGCACCAGACCTACTGTTTCTCAGCGATCGGCCCTTTGCGATCGAGCTGAAATCGCACACGGGGCGGGTTTCTCCGGCGCAACGAGACATGCATGCCCGGCTTGGAGCAGCCGGCGTGCCGGTGTTCGTCTGCCGATCCCTGGATGAGGTACGAGCGGCGTTGTCGGTGATGGTGGTGCCGACACGGGAGCGAGCCATTTAACTCTTGGATTGCTCGCTCTTCCAGCTTTCCAGACCCCTGGTCAAGAGGTCTCTGAGCGCGTCAGTCAACGGAGTGCCGAATGGCATGGTATGCCATCGCTGTTCCACCTGACCCCATTCCTCGGGAGAAAGCGTGACCGTCTTTCTGATCGTGGCATTCTTGTTTTGCGGCATCGTCCATTTCCCCTTGCGCATCCGAACCTGCACAGATATACTCGCGGGCGTTCAGATTGTCAATGAGGAGGAAGAAACGATGGTCAGAAACATCGAAGCCAACGCGAAACGCGAAACGCTGATCGAGCACCATCCTTACGACCACCTGGAATACCTTCGCTGGCAGTTGGCCCTGGATTTGGCGCTGCCAGACCCCTGTTATGCCGAGTGGACCCGGCAGGATATTGCCGACGCTGAGCGCCGGCTTGGAATGAGCGCTGCGCGGGGGATTGCGTGATGGCGGACCCCTTGGCGCTGGCGGCGGCCCAAGATGGCGTCCTCCGTCGCGAGCTGCTTGCCCAATTCCCCGAAGCTCTGGGGGACGACGAACAGACGTTGATCGACACCCTCGACGGACTGTCCTACTTCCCGGACCAAGTTAGCCGGGTATTGCGGTCGATCAACGATGACGAAGCGCTGGCCGCGGCGGCCAAGGCCCTTGCGGCGGAATACCGCGAACGCGCCGAAAGGCTGACCGATCGAGCCAAGGCCAAGCGCACCGCAGTGTTGCGGGCAATGGAAGCGGCCGACCGGCGCAAGCTCGAACTGCCCGAGGGCACCGTTTCGGTGCGGGCCGGCGCTCAGTCTGTGGTGATCACGGACGAAGCGTTGATCCCGAACGACTTTCTGATACCTCAGCCGGCGAAGATCAACAGGCACGAGATCAAGGCTGCTTTGGCGGCGGGCCGAGACGTGCCGGGCGCCGTGTTGTCGAATGGCGCGCCATCGCTGGCGATCCGGCGGGCATAGGGGGTAGACGTGAACGCAACCACGCCCAGCAACACGCGCATCTGGGATGCGCTTGGAAAGACGGACCCAGATCACACCAAACGGTTCAGCCGCGCGGGCGGCTTCAAGGGAACCAGCGTCAAGCCGGTCTGGTGTGAACGCCGGATGACCGAGCATTTCGGCCCATGCGGGCTTGGATGGGGGATGTCCGAGCCGAACTATCAACTCGTCAACAGCCCGGATGGGGCTGTGGCGGTTTATTGCTGGCTGTCGCTCTGGTACATCGACCCGGAAACTGGCGCGCGTTCGGAACCGATTCTTGGCGTCGGCGGAGACTTTGCCGTGGTCAAACAACAAAGTGGCCTTCGGGCGGACGACGAAGCATTCAAGAAGGCGACCACGGACGCGCTCGGGAACGCGATGAAGCGGATCGGAGTAGCGGCCGACATCCACATGGGCCGGCACGACGACGACAAGTACGTCGAAGACACGAGACGGGAATTCGACCAAGAGGAACAAGAACAGCACCACGCTGATCGCATGGCCACAATTGCGGGATTTGAGGACGAGGCCAGAAGTCACGCGGCAGCAGCGCTTGACATAGGCGCGCTCAATGGCGTCTGGAAATCCTTTGTCGGCCCTAGGCTCAAGGAAATCGACGATAACAATCTGACCCAACGCGTCAAGGTGATTTTCGCGGAGCGGAAGGCTGCACTTCAGCCGGCGCCTCCGGTCAAATCCGAGCCGGTTCCAAAGCCCAAGCCCGTCGGCATTCCGCCGACATGGAGCAAGGCCAACGCGGCCGCGTTTGTCCATCGGGTGGTCGAGGACGCTAAGCGCGGGCATGATTCGGCGCTTGGCCTGGCATGGTTCGGCGACGTAATGGTCGCAAACCAGGCCGGGTTCCTAGGGCTGCAAGAGTCATGGCCCGAGGAATACGAGCGCATGTCCGCGGAGTTGGCGTCTATCCGCAAGACGCTCGCTGCCGAACCGGCAAACCTGATGAGCGCGGGCTGACGATGGCGTTGCCGCCTCGCATCCCCAGAGAAGTGGGCCGGGCGGTGCGCCAGCCGGACCCGCGCGTCGCGATCGATCATCGAGCGATGATCCGCCGGCTCGTGTGCGTCGTCTGTGGGCGAATCCCGGTCGTCGGGGCGCACCTTCGGGCCGGTCTGCCCGACGAGGGCAAGGGCGGCATGGCGCTCAAGCCGCACGACAAATGGCTGATCCCCCTATGCCCGCTGTGCCATGGCGAGCAACACAATGAAGGCGAGTCCTGGATTGCCGCCCGTGGCATCGATGGTCGCGCCGTGGCGGCAGCGTTGTGGGCAGCACGGGGCGACATCGACGCGATGGAACGGGTGATTGGTCGGGCGCGACTCAAGGCGATGATGGCTACGCGCCATGGCTGAAATCCTGATGCGGAAAATGCTCGGCGCGTTCCGCCCGGTCGATGAGGCCGGCGAGGACGCGCTGAAAGCCATCCCGAACGGGGAGATCGTCAAGGTCAAGTGGAGCCGGCCGCGCAACCTGAAGCATCACAGGCTATATTGGGCACTAATGTCAATTTTGTGGCAAAATCAGTCTAGGTACGCCACAATTGAAGAGCTGTCCGATGTGGTAAAGTGCTGGACTGGGCATTGCACGGTCATCCAGGGCAATGGCCGCGAGATCAGAATTCCGAAATCCATCAGCTTTGCCAAGATGGATCAGACGGAATTTTCGCAATACTGGGATAGGGTTGTAGAGTTTGCGGTAACCAGGATCATTCCTGGCCTCGACCGCGACGACCTTATACGGGAAGTGATGTCAATGGTGGGGACACTATGAGCAGCGTCAACAAGGTCATCCTGATCGGCAATCTGGGGCGCGGCCCCGAGATCCGGACGTTCCAGAACGGCGGCAAGGTGGCCAATTTCTCGGTGGCGACCTCGGAGCGCTGGACCGACCGGGCCAGCGGCGAGAAGCGCGAGAAGACCGAGTGGCACAATGTCGTCGTGCGCAACGAGAACCTGGTCGGCGTCTGCGAGCGGTTCCTGCGCAAGGGCGCGAAGGTCTATCTCGAAGGCCGGATCGAGACCCGCAAATACACCGATCAGGCGGGGCAGGAGCGGTTCACGACTGAAGTGGTCGTTCCCGCCTTTCGGGGCGAGATCGTGTTGCTTGACAGCAAAGGCGGCGAGAGCGGCCCCAGTGCCACGTCGGCCGCACGGGAAGCGCCGGCACAGGATATGGCGCCGCGCAATCGTGGGAATCCCGCTGGCCTCGACGACGAGATCCCGTTCTGATCGCTGGCCGAGAAGTTCGAGGCGCCCCTTAGACCTTGCGCGCCCTACGGTATCGGGGTAGCCTTGAGCCTTCCGGGATGCCTCGGAAACCAAAACCCCCCGCCGGGGGCGAAAGCCGGCAGGGGGTTGAGGGAGGAAGTGGCGCGACGCTGGTGAGCGAAACCACGTCGCCGATCAGCTTGGAGTGTGGATGCAGCCGATGGCCGAAGAATACCATCCTCCCACCAAACCGCAAGCCGGAAATTCTGATTTCGCGACGTCCCTGTCCGGATATTCCGGAGCGGGAGCGGCCGAACCATGGCCGTTGCCGTCCAACGAAGCGGCTGAGCAGGCTTTACTCGGGGCGATCCTGATCAACAACGACGCCCTGGACCGCGCCGGGGAGTTCCTCAAACCCGAGCATTTCTTCTGCCCAGCCCATGGCCGCATCTATGCAGCCTGCCAGAAATTGCGAGAGCAAAACCGGGTGGCCGATCCGGTTACACTGCGCCATTATTTCGAGAGAGACGGAGATTTGAAAGAAATAGGTGGCGCTGAATATTTGTTGGAACTAGCCGCTGGGGTTGTATCTGTTATTTATTCGGGCGGATATGCTCAGGCGATATATGATCTTCATCTTAGGAGGCAACTTGTAAGTATTGGCCATCAAATTATTGCCGATGCCAGGAGTATGGAAATTGAGCGTTCATCCGACGAGATCATTGGTGATGTTGAGCGCAAGCTGTTTGAAGTGACGGACCGCCATGTTTCTGCGGGATTGGTAACTGTATCGGACGCCGTGCGCGTGGCCATGGACGAAATCGCGGCGGTGCGGCGATCGGATGGCCGAGTGGTTGGGGTGCCCACCGGTCTGGCTGACTTGGACGCCGTGATCGGCGGCATGCACCCTGAAAACCTGATCATCATTGCCGGCCGGCCGGGCATGGCGAAATCAACGCTGGCGCTGAACATCGCCCGGCGAAACACCTGCCCGCGGATGGCAAAGGACGCCCAGCCGGTTGCGTTCTATAGCCTCGAAATGGCGAACAGCCAACTTGGCAAGCGGCTGATTGCCATGGAATGCGGGGTACCGCTGCAAAACCTGGTAGCCGGGCCGCTGTCCGATCACGACGTGCGCCGGGCCGCGGTGGCGGCAGCCGAGATATCGATGTGGCCGCTACGCCTGGATGAAGGACGCCAGCGCACGGTAGGGTCAATCCTGCTGCACGCCCGCCGGCTGCAAGCCAGGAACGGGCTGGCGCTGATCATCGTGGACTACTTGCAACTGATGGTCGGCGGCAAGACCGAGAACAGGGTTCAGGAAGTCTCGCGGATCACCCGTGACCTCAAGATGTTGGCCGGCGAGTTGAAGGTGCCGGTGCTGGCGCTGTCGCAGCTTTCACGAAAGGTGGAAGAGCGCGACGACAAGCGACCATTGCTGTCCGATCTTCGGGAGTCCGGGTCGATCGAACAGGACGCCGACGTGGTGTTGTTCCTATACCGACAGGAAATGTATCTGCGATCACCCGAGCCCAAGGAAGGCGAGCGCGCCGAATCATGGGCTGATCGTATGACGGCTTATGAAGAGCAACGCGGCAAGGTTTCCGGGTTGGCGGAAATCATAGTGGCGAAGAACCGGCATGGCCGGACGGATACTGTGCGGGTGCATTTTAACGCGGCGCAGCAGTTGTTCAGCAATCTGGCGAGGGGCGGGTGATGGCGCGGATACGTTCGGTTCATCCCGGCTTGTTTACGGACGAGGCATTCGTCAGCGTTTCGATGGCGGCGCGAATTCTGTTGATCGGATTGTGGACAGAAGCCGACGACGGCGGTGTTTTCGAGTGGAAGCCGGTGCAGATCAAAATGCGCTTGTTTCCGGCCGATGCGGTGGATATTCCAGCTTTATTGGCGGAACTACTAGCGGCCAACATTGTCATGGGCTTTTCTTTAGATGGACGTTCTTATGGCGCGTTGCGCAATTTCATGGTGTACCAGAGGCCAAAATCCCCAAAGTTCGTTCATGCCTCTACGCCGGATGTCATGGAATACGTCGGCGGGAACCGTCACGGCACAGCCGTGACAGGTAGTTATGAGCCGATGAATTTTCCTCGCGACCTCACGTCTGCCGAGCGCCAAAGGCGAAAGCGGGAGCGGGACAAAGGCACGAAAGTCGCCGATGGCGGCCACAGCCGTGACGGAGGGGAGGCATGTCACGGCTCAGGCGTGACATGTACAGAACTGTCACGCCAGATGGAGGAGGGAGGAGGGAGAGAAGAACCCCCCATACCCCCCGCTGACACGGGGGGCGATGGCGATGGGTTCAAGCTCGAAGGCGGACAGCCGAAGCGGGCCAACGGCACAAGCGCCCGCGCTTCGCCGGCCGACCCAGCGGATGATCCGAAATTCCGCGAGTTCTGGACGGCATACCCGCACCGCGGCAAGGCCACGGACCCACGCAAGCCGGCGGCCGAGCGGTTCCACCGGCTGACGAGGCGCGGGGTGGACCCGGCACGGATCATCGCCGGTGCGCAGGGCTATGCCGCGGCATGTGCCGAAATGGGGATTTCTGGCACTGACAAGGTGAAGCAGGCACAAAGTTGGTTGAATCAAGCGTGTTGGGAGCAATATGCGGCGTCGGCACTTGAGGAAGAAGACAATAGCCCGGCGGCCATGGCAATGAAACTGGCATTGGAGCGCAGAAATGATGGTGTGATCATGGATATCTATGCACTCAAGAAAGCGGGAAGGGCGGCAGAAGCCGACGCTATGGGCCGTGAATACCTGGAGCGGCTGGCATGAATACGGCGACGAGCGCTCGGCGGGAGCAGCCGAATTTCGCCGAAGCCGTGGCGGAAATGGCTGCGGGATGCCGGCCTCACGGCGGCGGAAGGCACCACGTTGTGCGGGCCGGCAGCGAGCCGGCCCGTGAAGCCTGAACTGGCGCTCGACGCGACGTGTCAGAGGTTCTTCGCCGCCTTCAGGTCGGAAAGGGCCGCGAAATAGCCGGCGCTGAATACCGCCTGCGACGCTGCCGTGTAGCGCGGGTCCGGCTTGGGGCACATCGCGGCCAGGTCAAGAGCCGTGATGACGGCATGCCTGGCCTTCTCGTCACGCCGTGACGAGAATACGGGAAAGCCAAAGCTGCTGGCCAGGTAGACCACGACTTCGGCGCCGTCGCGCTCTTCCCGCAGCGCGGCCGTGATCTTGGCCACGAGGTCGTCGATCAGCGGGCTTTGATGGACCGCCTTCTGGTCGTCGTCATCTCCAGTCAGGGAGAAGAACCGCCCGGTCAGATGGTCATATGCCGCCTGGATGTAGACCGTATCGACCGTTGGCGTGGCGGGAAAAGTATCGGGCGTCTCAGGCATGGTCATCCCTCCCTCTCGTAGTATCCCGCCTCATAGGCGGCCCGCATGGCGGCGTAGAAGTGGTCGGCAGCCTTCATGGCGGACACGGCGTCCGCCCAGAATCCCACGACGGCATCCCGGCAGATGCCGGCCACGTCGTCGAGCGAGCGGCGCTGCCGGCCGGCCCGACGGGCGCGGTCGAGCAGCGGGGCAAGATTGCTCATGGCGTATCCTCCGGAAGGGCGCCCCGAAGGGCGCCGGGTGAAAGGGTGTCAGGCAACCCACCACTCGCCTTTGCCGATCTGACCGTGGGTGCGGCCAACATCGGCGTCTTCGGCGGCGCGGCGGGTCGCGTGTTTCGCACTCCCAAATTACCAGGGCCCTCCATCCAGCGGCGGCCAGCTCGGCCAGGTGGCGGGCGTCACGCGCCATGTTCCCAGCTCAGGGCCAAGAACTTTATTGGGCCATCCGGATTTTGGTGTGGGCAACCACACAGCGGACGATTGCGAACAACCTGATTCACGGCTTCAAGATCAACAGCTCGTGGAGAACGGCATGGTGGGTGGTCTTCATCGGCACCCGCTCCATGCGGAAACCGTAACGCTCTGCCATCGAGCGCACTTCGGGCGCGTCGTCATAAGTCATCATCACGGAGCCACGCACGCGGCTCATCAGCGCGAACAGCCCTTCATGGTCGATTTCGTTGTGGGTGTAGAGCCGTGCCCCGGCCTTCTTGCCGCCTGCGGTGTACGGCGGATCAACGAAGAAGAACGCATTGGCATCATCGGCGTAGCGCTGCACCACCTCGAAGGCGTCGGCCTGCTCGAAGGTGATCCGATCGCGCATAGCCTGCAAGGCTTCGATGCGACGGGCCAGCGTTTCGGGATACCAGCGGGAATTGAGGCCGCGCCCGACCTCTCCGGTCTTAACGAGGCCAGCGCCTGCGGCCATGATGCCGCCGCGCTGCATCCGGTTTTTGACGATGGTTCGGAAGGCCCGGCCGCGAATGCTCTTGGGGTTGCCGTCGAGGATCGACCGGACGTTTTCAAGGTTCACATCGAAGTCGATGATCTGCTTGCAAAGCCACTTCACGTCAGCAGGCTTGCCGTGGAAGATGGTTTGCCAGACAGCGGCCACATCGTCGTCCAGTTCGCCCAGAAAGACGTGTTCGGCCAATCCCTCAGCGGCGGCCGACAGACCCGCCATTGCTCCACCCGCGAAGGGTTCCACAAACACCGAGGGCGTGATCTTGGATGCCGTCAGCCACTTGCGCACCTCTGGGACAAGCCACGTCTTGCCGCCCGGATAGCGGAACGGACTGAGCTGGCGAACCTGCGCAACGTTCGTCGGGGCTTTCTTGTCGTGGAGTTGTTCGACCAGTGAGGCCAGCGCTTGCGCTTTGTCGGGGTCAACGAAGTGATGCCGTAGCCCTTCAAGGGCCGGTTTGCATTCGCTGTGAACCAGTACCGTGGCGCGGCTGACGCCTTGCTCTTTCAGGCGCTCGATGCGGCGGTTCTGCCGTTGTAGTGCGGTGGCGTCGGTTGTCATTGTTATTTTCTCCGTGAACATTCACGGAGCGTAACAAGGACGTATAGGCGCGTCAAGGCCCGTGAATGTTCACGGCCTTGTCAAACAAGCAACTTGTGGTCAGCTTGCGGCGTCGGAGCCGTTGCCGTTCTCAAGCGGCAGACCGTCCTCGACCGGCTCAGTGATGGGCACCGGGTGAACGATCTTGTCAGTGATGCGAGTCTCAAACACCGGCAGAGGAACCGGCTTGCCACCCGTCAGTCCTTCCACCGAGCGCTCAAGCGTGGTGTAGCGGACTTCATCCCGCACGATGCGCGTGCGCTTCTGGCCTTCGACCTCTTCAAAGCGGACGATGAACCATGCAATGTCAGCATTGGATATGTCGGCCACGTTGTCCATCTCACCGATGGAATCGAAGAAGGCGCGATCAACGACCACGGCCATCTTCTTGCCCCAACGGCGCAGCGTGGGGACTTTGATTTGAAGCTGTGGCATCAAGCGCTTGGGGCCGCTGCTACGGTAGTCCGGGCGACGACGACCGGCCGGGAAAATGACCCAATCCACGGCGTCATCGTTGAAGGCTTCAAACTCGCCTTTCATGGCGTTGCCGCTGAAATACACGGCCTGAATCTCAAGGGCGGCCCAATTCATCGGGGCTTCCTTGGGCGTCTTGGAGCTGACCAGAACCATGTCGATTCGGCCACAGAAGTTCTCGAACCCGCGCTGGCGGCGTTCAAGGACAACTCGAACGCCACGGCGAATGGCTGCGGCGTCATCTTCATTGGTCATCGTCGTTCCTCCGGTAGGCGCGGCGCCCCACGGGGCGCCATATGATTGCTGTGGTCAGTATTCCTGTGCGTCCTTGTTGTAACGACGGCCATTCAGGGGCTCTCGCGTGATCGGGTTTACAGGGTATAAAACAAGATCATAATAGATGTTACCCAGCGGCGATATTAGCCTCCACGACCCGGCAACGGGATCATGGTACTCGACCCATGAGCTTAAAATATCCCCTTCATACTCCGGGATATGCATCCGCACTTCAAATCCAGTTATGGATTTGACCAACGCAAGAAGTCCGTCTTGATCGGTCGGGATTTCGGCAGGATCGTATCCCATCGTCGTTCCTCCGGTTTCGGCCCATCGCCATGGGCCTCGTCATGCGGGGAGGCCGCCGAAGCGGCCGGGATTCAAGCGGCAAATGGGGTGCCCATGTCGATGGATGTTTGTGTCACGTCATTGTCGGTCACGACTTGACCCAAAAGGACGTGTGTTGTCACATATCGAGTCTTAACGATTTTCCCTGCGATGTTGGTAGTGGTCAGGTAGTCCACCACCGTGCAAAGCCGTGAATGTCTGCCGCGTGTAAGGAATCGATATCCGATTGGGTATTTCTGAGTGGTCATCTTGCATCTCCGGGTTGGGGGCGGTCTCACCAAAGGGCTGGTGTATCCGTCTTCACCGGGGTCCGGGTGCCAGGCTCGCTTCCTACCGCTCGCCGTCCGGTCCGATTACTTCCCGCCCTTCCTTGGTGGTGCGGGCCTTTGGTCGCCTTCCCCGGCTTTCGCCGCGGCTCCCGGTTCGGTCCGGGTCTGCGGGGTATGTCCCCGTCTCTTGATGAACATAATGTAAGCCAGTTACAGGCATGGCGCAACAGAAATCGGCGCAAGATTGTTGCGAAATTATAGGACGCATTCGGCATTGCGAAGGGCGCGTCTAAGTGCTATATAGGAGGCATGAAAAAGCGCAACGCCATATTCGAGGCGCAGCTTTCGGGCGCCGGGCTGACCAAGGCCGAATTCGGGAGGTTGGTCGGCAAGAGCGCTACGTCCGTATCGGGCTGGGCGACGGGTCGCCACCCCACCCCGGATTGGGTGGGGGTGGTGCTTGATCTTTGGGCAGACCTGCCGGCGGAGATACGGGAGCGGCGGCGCTTGGCGCTGAGGGTGGGGTCAGATGGAGGAGGACATCGATGATCAAGGGAAAGAGGCCACAGGGCGCGATGACGCGCGATGACTTGAAGAAGATCATCGCCGCATCCGGATTGGGGACGCCCGAGTTCTTGCGGCGCTTGGGGGTGGGGCGGAATTGCCTCGATCTCGGCCGCAATCGCTGCGGTGTGGTGCCGCTTGAGCGCCAGATGGCGGCGCTGGCGGTTTTGCGTGGCCTGACATGGCCGCTGCCCGACGCCGAGTGGCAGATGTCCAGGCGCGCGCTGCCGCGTCCCCGCGGGGTAAGCCCGGCCGGCCCGCCCACCGGGAACGTCGCGCCCAGGCGTTGCAGATGCGGCGCGACGGCCGCTCATACTCAGAGATCGGAGCGGCCCTAGGTGTGAGCCGAGAGCGGGCGCGTCAGATCTGCGATGCCGCCGAGCTGGCCGAGCGAAGGGAGAGGGATAGGGGCGCGGCACCATGAAAGGTGGCGGAACCGCATTGACGCCGAAGCAGCGCGAGGTGCTGTCGGTCATGACGGGCGCGGTTGACGGCTGCATTCGGCACTGGCGGGCTGAGCATATCGCGCGGATGTCTCATCTCGGGGATACGGGGAGGTCTGTAGCCCGCACCCTGACCCGGCTGTGGTGTATGGGGCTGGTTGATGCCGATCGTGGCCATCATGGTGACAGCGCATGGTGGATCATCACCGACGCTGGCCGGGCGGCCCTGCGGTGGTGGTGACATGGCTATAAGCCTGTTGTCCGAGGGCTTCGGTGGCTGAGGGGGACGCAACGTGACCGACCGCACTCCGGCAGGTGGAGTCTTGCTTGCCGCCTTAGATGCACAGCGGGGTTGCTATCGCGAGTATGCCATCGCGGGGCGCGGCGTCGCCCCGGACATGCGCGACCTGATCAAGCCCGATCCTGAGCCCACGGCGCCACCCCCACCATTGTCGAACGATGGCATCAAGCACTGGTGGGATTACTATATGACCAGACAGCCATGATCCCGCCCGACGCCCAAATCGAGGACGTGCTCAGGGCCGCCGGTGACGCGGCGCGCACCACTTTTCTGGCCGGCTCACGCTCTCCATGGTGCGCTGCGGTGCAGTATTGCTGGGATCGGGGCTGGATCACCATCTCGCCAGAGGGGCCGGGTCAAGCCCTGATCCGGGTCGGGATCACGCCCGCCGGCTGGGCTGGGGTGGCCCGGCGCCCTGTCCACATTCCGGGACGGACGGCATGACTGACACCGATACGGCACCATCGCCCTGGCTGCGGCAGCACGTCGAGCTGGTGGACGCTACGGAGATCGCGGGTGTGGCGCGTCGCCGTGTGCAGCGGCCCCTGGAGCGCTACCAGGTCCGCGGGTACATCACGAGCCGTCAGGCTGCGGCCGGTGACAGGCTCTACTGTGACTGGCAAGAGTCGCTGGGCGTGCGAGATCGTGACGGGATCGATCCTGCCGTGCGCATGCCCTATGGACCGAGGGACTATCCGCCCGCCCAGATCGATGCCGGCAACCGCACCGCAGCGGCGATGGCCGCGGTAGGCAAGCGGCTGTCGGGACTGGTGACGACAGTGGTGATGGAAGAGGTCTACATCAGCACGATCCTGCCGTCGCTGCGGATGTCGGTCGAGGCTGCGATGGCTCTATTACGGCACGCCCTCGATTTGCTGGCTGACCATTACGGCATGCCGGAATAGGACTTGACAGGTCCGAGCATATGTGCCCAAGCTGGATAAGCTGGCGCGAGCCGCGGCAGAAACGAGGGCAAGGCTATGGCCAAGCGTAAGGGCAAGGGCGGCCGAGGGTGCTGACATGGCAATGACCGACACGCCCCCCATGGGCCAGATGGGCGATGGAAATGACCCGTCGCAGGCATTGGCCCAGCAGGTCATGAACGAGTTGGCCAAGCTGCCCCCGCAGGCTCAGCAGATGGTGGCGCAGGCTCTGCCCACTCTTGGCAGGCTGATGCAGATCGAGCTGGGGGAGTCCGCGACTCCGCCCGCAGGACAAGCGCCGGGTCAGGCCCTTGGGCTCGACCGCCGCGCAACCCCTCTGATCCCGGCCTGAGTCAAAGAGCACACAATGGCGGGCAGGGGAGGAAAAACATCAGGGTCCTGGAAGAAGGGGCAGTCCGGCAACCCTGGTGGCCAGGTCAAGACCACGGCTGAGGTACGGGACCTCGCGCGGGTCCACACTGTCGAGGCGATCGAACGGTTGGTGCACTGGATGCGCTCGGATAGCGCCAAGGCCAGCATCCAGGCGGCTCAAGCGATCCTCGACCGCGGTTATGGCAAGCCAGTGCAGGCGGTGTCAGGCCCGGATGGCGAAGGCCCGCTCGTCGTGCAGATCGTGCGGTATGGCAACTCTTCGAATCCCGAATGATTGGGAACCCCGATCATACCAGCACCCGCTCTGGGAATACTTGGAGGCCGGCGGCAAGCGTGCGGTCGGGGTCTGGCATCGCCGGGCCGGCAAGGATGCGGTGGCGCTGAATTGGGCTGCCGTTGCGGCGCACCAGCGGCCAGCGACATACTGGCACATGCTCCCCGAGGCAAGCCAGGCGCGCAAGGCGATCTGGGAAGCGGTCAACCCGCATACCGGGCTGCGGATGATCGACCAGGCGTTCCCGCCTGCGCTGCGGGAGACGACCCGAGAACAGGAAATGTTGATCCGCTTCAAGAGCGGGTCAACGTGGCAGGTGGTGGGGTCGGACAACTTCGACAGCCTGGTTGGTTCACCGCCGGCTGGGGTCGTGTTTTCAGAGTATGCTCTGGCTAATCCCAGGTCATGGGCGATCATCCGGCCGATCCTGAAGGAAAACGGGGGATGGGCGCTCTTCATCTCGACGCCAAGAGGACGTAATCATCTCGCCCTGCTCTTGGGGCAGGCGCAAGATGAGCCTGGTTGGTTCGGGCAGCTATTGCCGGCGACTGAGACAGACGTGTTCTCGGCGGCCGACCTTGAGAGCGAGCGTCGAGAGTACCGCCGGGAGAATGGCGATGCTGACGGCGATGCGCTGTTCCGGCAGGAATACCTGTGCAGCTTCGACGCGGCCCTGATCGGCTCATATTACGGTCAGTGGATCGAGGCGGCAGAGCGCGAAGGCCGGGTCTGCCGGGTCGAATATGACCCGCTCGCTCCTGTGCACACGGCATGGGACCTGGGGTGGACGGACGACACGGCCATTTGGTGGTATCAGGTGGTGCGCGGCGAAATCCGGGTTCTCGAATACTACGAGAATCATGGCAAAGACGTGCCGCATTACTGCGAAGTGATCCAGGGCAAGCCCTATCGTTACGGCCGGCATCATGTCCCGCCTGACGCCGAGTCGAAGACGCTGGCGAGCGGGGGCAAGAGCACAGTCGATCAGGCAAGGGCTTGTGGCGTGGTCCTGTCTGTCCTTGACGATCAGGACGTACAGGACGGGATTCAGGTGGTGCGGTCGATCCTGCCGCGGTGTTGGTTCGACAAGGAAAAGTGCAGCAAGGGATTGGAAATACTGAGGTCGTACCAGCGCAAGTGGGACGATAACCGCAAGTGTTTCCACGACCATCCCCTGCACAATTGGGCCAGCCATGGGGCGGACGCGTTTCGGTATCTCGCTTGGGCATGGCGGGCCGAGCGAGCGCCGCGGCCACCAAAGCCGGACGTGAGCAATTCGATCCGTGGTATGGTTGAGGCGCGGGCGGCAAAGCGGCGCCTTGGGAGCGTGCGCTAGATACACCAACACGTTGCAGTGTTTTTGGCAAAGTGCGGCCAAACCGCCGTTTGAACACCGCATGGGTTGAAAGAGTTAGAAATGCCTGAAAAACCCAATGACGATGGGCCGGTCGAGCGGCGTCGTCGTGAGTACCGCGAGGCGATCGACGAAGCCAACGCTGTGAGTCGGGTAATCGACCAGGAAGAGGAAGTCGTGCCATGCCGGTGAGACGGGTGCCGACCACACCGACGGCGGGGGACATAGGGGCCGAGACGATCGCGATCGACACATCGTCTGGCAAGGCGTACCTGCGCAATGACGATGGCACGGTCGGCCAGATCGGCGAGCTGACCACGCTTGGCATCACGGCGACGGCGGCAGAGCTGAATGCAGCGGCTGATGGTGCGGCTGCGACTCTGGCCTTTGCCGCGGCTGCTGGGGGCGCCAATGTTTGCGAGGTCACGATCACGGTTAGGGATGCGGCGGGTGCGACCATCGCCGAAGCGTTCAATCTCGACGTGTGGTTGTCGGACGCGGCGACTGGGGCCGGTCTGACCGGCACCTCGGCGTCGGGTGCGGTGGCAGCCAAAGCAGCCAGCGGGACGGACCTGAGCACATACGTCGCCAAGAAGGCGCTGCGAGTCCAGACGCTGGCGACCGGGGTATACATCCTGTCGATCACGGACGCGGCAAAGACGGGGTTCTATCCCTGCGGAACTTGTCCTGGCACTGGCCGGACGGTGGTCGGAGCGCAGCTCGTGACGGGGAACTACGGCTGATGAGCACAGTATTCCCGCCGTCGGCGGAAGCCTCGATCCACGTTCCGGCAGCGGCGACACAGGCAACGATCACCAAGGCGGCGCCGAGCGCTACGGGCGTTCGACACTATGTCGTGGGTTTCTCCGCTACGATCGCGGCCGGGGTCACGGTGCAGACTCCGATCGCGGTCAACCTGATCGCTGGGGGGACGGGCGGGACGACATACCTCTGGCGCGGCAAGCTGTCGGCGCCAGCCAGTGGCGTCGGGGCAATCGTGGTGACCGGAATCAACCTGCCGGTCCCGATCAACACGGCGGTCACGCTCGAATTTGCCGGGGCGGGCGCGTCCGCGACGGAGCAGGCCGTGACGCTGTGGACTTATAGCGGCACATGACCGACCTCGTGCCGGCTGACGCGACGCCGGAGCAACTTGACCGCAGGCCAGATCAGGAAGGCGAAGGAGAGGATGCGACCGTCCGCTATTGGCTGAAAGAATGGGATGCGGCGGACAAGGCCGAGAAGACATGGCGGGAGCGGGTAAAGCGCATCACAGAGCGTTACCGCGAAGATGATGAGCGGAAAGCCGATGATGTCGGCTCGCGCGTCAATATCCTGTGGGCAAACACACAGATTCTCGCACCTGCTCTCTACTCGGCCACGCCCAAGCCTGATGTGCGGAGACGCTATCGGGATGCCGACCCGCTTGGCAAACAGGTGGCAGATATTCTGGAACGCGGGATCAGTTATCAGATCGACGATTATGACTTCGACGGCACGATTGAGCAGGCGGTGCTTGATCTGTTGCTTTCCGGCCGCGGTGTGGTTTGGTTGTCTCATGTGGTCGAAACGGCACCAGGCCCCGATGGTGAGGAAACACTGGTCGAAGAGTCGGTCCGGTGCGAAGCCGTGCATTGGGACGACATCAGGATTTCTCCGGCGCGCCGGTGGGCAGATGTGAGATGGGTGGGGCGCAAGCTGTATCTCACCCGAGAGCAGATGGAGATCAATTTCCCAGACATCGGGAGCAAGGTCCCGCTCAGCTATGACACGATGCAGCGGGAGGATCGGTCCGACCAGCCTCCCGACCCATGGCGGCGCTGTGAGGTCTATCAGATATGGGACAAGGAACGGCGGCAGGTCGTTCATCTGAGCCCGTCATGGCGGGCCGGGCTGCTATCCCAGGAAAAGGACCCGCTCGGGCTGCGGGATTTCCTCCCGATGCCGGACCCGCTGTATAGCCTGACGACCGGCGGCACACTGGTCCCCGTTCCGGAATACTTGCTGTATGAGGATCTGGCCCTTGAACTGGACCGGGTGACGGAACGCATAACGCGGCTGATCGACGGACTTCGGCTCCGGGGTGGCTATGACGCCGGGACGATGGAACTCGGAACCATCATTGACGCCACCGACAACAAGCTGGTTCCGATCGAGGAATACAGCAAATGGGCCGAAAAGGGCGGTTTGAAAGCACTGATTGACTTCGTTCCGATTGATCCCATCGCGAAGGTCATTGCCCAGCTCTACCAGCACCGCGCGCAACTGGTGCAGCAGATCGCGGAGATGACCGGGATTTCGGACATCATCCGCGGTTCGACCAAAGCGGCAGAGACGGCGACGGCACAGGAGATCAAGGCCCGGTATGGCGGACTGAGGCTGAACAGCCGGCAGCAAAAGGTACAACGCTTCGTGCGCGAGATTTTCCGCATTACAGCGGAAATCATGGCCGAGCGGTTCCGGCCACAAACTCTTGAACGCATGACCGGGATCAAGATCACGCCTGAAATCTTGAACGTCTTGCGTAGAGATACGGCGCGGTCATATCGGGTCGATGTCGAGACTGACTCGACGATCGCTCAGGATCAGGCCGAAGACACGCAAGCATTGACGGGGCTGCTCCAAGGCATTGTGCAGTACATGCAGGGCATTGGGCCAGCAGTCCAGTCAGGGATTGTGCCGCTCGATGCGGCCAAGAACATGCTGCTGGCGGTGATGCGCCGGGCCAAGCTTGGGCGCACGCTTGAAGACAGCATCGACCAGATTGGCCAAGACGCGAATGGCCAGCCGGTCCAGATGGCACAGCAGGGCGATCCGAATGCCGGCGCGGAGCAAGCCAAGGCGCAGATCGGGATGCAGTCGATCCAGGCCAAGGCGGCAGCGGATCAGGCGCGATCCCAGGCGGACATGGCGAGAGCGCAGCATGATCGGGAAATGCTGGCACTGGAGTTCCAGGTCAAGCAAGCCGAACATGATCTCAAGATGCGCGAAATGGCGATGAAAGCTGAAATCGCAGAGCGCCAGCATGCCATGAAGATGGCCGAAATGATGGCCCCGGTCGGAGAAACAATGGTGGTCACGCAATGACGGTCTACGTGCTTCGCGATGGTGTCTTGGTCGAGAAATCGACTGCATCGCAGTCTCCATCGGGTCCGTTCATCGTGTCGGACCTGCCGCCATATGTCTCTCCGGTCGCAGGCGATGATGGGCGCCATCCCGTGGTCGATGGCCGGCGTGCCCGGCGCGAGGATCTGGCCCGGTCCGGCTGCATCGAAGCCGGTGACGCGCCACGGTTCGTCGAACGCCACGCCGAAGTGCTGGCCAAGAAGTATGGCACCGAGTTCGTTGAGAGTCGGCTGAAACGCCGCTGATCTGACTGCAGTCCCGGCCCAGAGCCGCCTGCCAAGAGGATATCCATGGACATCGAGACTTTGCCCCCGGTCGCGGATGTCGCGACGCCGGAACCGACGACTGCGCCCGAAACATCGGAGCCGTCTGCCCCGGTCGATGCGCTCACGGAAGCGCTTCAGCGCTCCTATGACGAACTGGCCGGCAAGGAAGCTGAGCCGAAGTCACGGATGCCGGACGGGAAGTTCGCCAAGGCCGATCAGCCGAAGGAATTGGAAGCTCCGCCCAAGGAAGCGGCTGCGGAGGCGCCGAAGGAGCCGGCCAAGCCGGTGTTGGCGGTCCCGGACCGCTGGACGGCCGAAGAGAAGGCTGAGTTCGCCAAGCTCGATCCGGCCGAGTTCGCCAAGCTGCCGTCTGAACAGCAGTCGGCCGTGCTGGCTGAGACGAGGCAGGCGATCCTGCGGCGGGAGGCCGATCGCGACAAGCATCTTCATGCCAAGTCGCAGGAACTGAGCCAACAGATCAAGGCAATCGAGCCGGAGCGCAAGTTCTACAACGAGATGCGCCCGGTGATCGACGGCATCCAGGCGGATCTGGTCGCGCACAAAGCGGCTGGGGGCCAGGATGTGCCAATGGCGGCTTGGATTGCCAACGCGCACAAATGGCACCAGGTGCTGGCGAATCCTGAATTGCGGACCGACGCATTTCGCCGTCTCGCCGAAGTCTATCAGGTTGACCTGGCGCAGTTCGGTGCGCCGGCCCCAGCCGATCAGGACACCTACCAGGACCCGGCTATCACCTCGCTGCGGCAGGGGTATGACCGAGAGATCGGCACCCTGAAGCAGACGATCTCTGGCTTGCAGTCACAGCTTGCGGCCGTCACTGGCCACATTTCAACCGAGGCCCGATCCCGGCAGGAAGCCGCTCAGGCGTCGGTTTCTACGGCGGTCGCGGAGTTCCGCGATGCCAAGGCGCCCGATGGGACGCCGCTGCACCCCCACTTTGACGCTGTTGCCGAGGACATGGCGGCGATCATCGGAGCGATCCGGTCGAAGGACCCCTCGCTGCCGCATGCCGACGTGATGTCCCGAGCGTACAAGGCGGCCGTGGCGGCAAACGACGATCTTCGCGCCCAGGACCTGGCTGCCGAGAAGGAGCGGCTGGCCAAGGAATACAAGGCCGAGCAGGCCAAGGCGGCTGAGGCCGCCCGCGTTTCTGCCCGGCTCAACCCCAAATCGTCGCCTTCGCCGGCTGGACGCCATACCTATGACCGCCTCGACGATGCGGTCGCGGCGGCCTACGACCAGCTCAGCGGTGGGCGATAACCCATCGGAGTAGAACATCATGGCCAATCCGAACATTTCGGAACTGATCACGACCACGCTGAAGAATTACAGCGGGTCGCTGGCAGACAACGTGAGCAAGAGCACGTTGTTTCTGTACAAGATGCGCCAGCGCGGTAATGTCGAGCGCGTCAGTGGCGGTACCGTGATCAGCCGCGAGCTGGAATATGCCGAGGGCAACTTTCAGCGCTATTCCGGCTATCAGGCGCTCAACACGGCGGCCGTGGATGTCATCACGGCGGCGGAAGTCGATTGGAAGCAGGCCGCTTCCACCGTGTCCGTGTCGGGCCGCGAAGAGCGTATCAACTCCGGCCGCGAGCGCATCATCCCGTTCGTGAAGTCGAAGATCAAGAACGCGATGAAGACCATGATGAACAACATCGCGGTCGATCTGCTCTCGGACGGGACCAGCGATGGCGGCCTTCAGATCGGCGGTCTCGCGCTGTGGCTGCCTGACGATCCCACCACATCCTCGACCGTTGCCGGCATCAACCAGAGCACATGGTCGTTCTGGCGGAACAAGGTCACCGACTTCTCGACCGACCTGTCCATCGCGACGGTGGACAAGTCGAACATCAAGCGCGGAATGAACACGCTCTATCTCAAGTGCTCGCGCGGGATGGACAAGCCGGACCTGATCTACTTCGCCGACGACTACTACCCGATCTTCGAGGAATCGCTGCAGGACTTGCAGCGGTACCAGTCGGCGGAGACGGCCAAGGCCGGCTTCGACACGCTGCGCTACAAGTCGGCCGATGTCATGGCCGACCCTGGACCCGGCGTGACCGCTTCGCGCGCATATTTCATCAACACGGACTACTGCAAGTTCGTGGTGCACCGTGATGCGGACTTCGTGGCTCTGGAAGATCGGATTTCGGTCAATCAGGATGCCACTCTCGTGCCCATCATCTTCATGGGCAACCTGATCATGACCAACCGCGCGCTGCAGGGCGTCCTGAAGCCGTAATCCTGAGCGGCATCGGCAGCAATCAAGGGCCGCCTCGTGCGGCCCTTTGCTTTGGGAGTTTATCATGACGTTCAAGACCAACTGGCCGCTCGGGGCCAACTTCAACAACGTTCTCGCTGGTACCACGACCGATGGCGCTGGCGCGGAATGGCCGCTTTCGACCCTGGGACTCGGGGTCGATGGCTCGGAATGGGTCTATGTCCAGGCCGGTGAGGCGATCACGCAGTACATGACCTGCTACATCACCGAGGCCGGCCAGGCGCTGAAGGTGACCAAGGCAGCGGTCGATGCCGGCCGCAAGCTTGGGGTGGCACAGGTCGCGTTCTCCGACAACGACTTCGGCTGGCTCATGCGGCGATCGGGGTCGGACACGGCCAAGGTCAAGGTGCTCGCGAGCGCAGCGCCGAATGTCCGGCTGTATTCGTCCGGCACGGCGGGTGTGCTCGACGACACCGACGCATCGCAGTCTGGCGTCTACGGCATCGTGATCCGTGCGACTGCGGGCACATCGGCGGCCAACGGGAACGGTCTCACCATCGCGGCGACGATCGAATACCCGCATGGTGAGGCGACGGCGTGATCCTGCGCCCGCTGGAAATCACGGCGCACCCGAACACGGACGGCGCAGAACGGGCGAAGAATATCCGCTCTGCGCTGGCTCGTGGGCTCCCCGTTGCCGATCGTTTGTGGCCGGCGCACGCCCGGCCATTGGCGATCGTCGGCGGCGGCCCGTCGCTCAAGCGATGTCTGGCCGATCTCGTCTGTAGGGACTGGGAGGTATGGGCGCTCAACGGCGCCCATGACTGGCTGATTGGACATGGCTTCACCCCCGACGCCATGATCCTGCTCGATGCCCGTCCGGAGAATGTTGCGTTCGTTGGGTCACCGCAGCGCGAAGTCGAGTACTTGATCGCATCCCAATGTGATCCATCGGTGTTCGACGCGCTCTCCGGGTATGATATCACCCTATGGCATAGCGGCACGGATGAAACTGCCGACAATCTGTTGCCGCCTGGTGCGGTGACGGTCCACGGCGGATCGACGGTCGGTCTCAAGGCCATGATGCTGGCGCATGTGCTCGGGTACCGCGACCTGCACCTGTTCGGTTATGACAGTTCGTATGAGTCCGATCAGGGGCATGCCTACGCCCAGCCGCAGAACGATGCCGACCCGACCATCGAAATCGGCTTCGATGGCACGATGTACCGCGCTGCGCCCTGGATGGCGCACCAGGCGGCTCAGTTCCCCGAGCACGTCGTCACGCTGGCGCGGGCCGGAACGAGCGTTACGGTATACGGGACCGGGTTGCTGCCACATGTGGCGGCACGGTCGAGTGTGGTATCCGATCATGTGGTCGCGGCCTATGACTTGGCTGTGGCGCCCCCGACATGGGACTTCTTGTCGTTCCTGGCTGCTGCCGAGGCGCATCGGCGTGCGGTTGGCGCGGAGACGATGGAAGTGGTGTTCCTGCCGGGGCCGAAAGAGGGATTCCGTGACGATGAGCTCCCCCCGGCCGATACGGCATCCCGTGAACGCATGTTGCGGCATGTGGCCATGCCTCTGGCGCGGTTGTTGCCGTCGGTGACCCGAGTCGGGATGGCCGCGAGGAAAAGTTTCGATGGCCGGCATCACGTCTTCCCATTCGGCTATCATCCCGACACGCCGATCCCGGCCTATGGGCTGACCGAACTGGTTCGACATGCCGGATCACTGGATCTGCGCCCATCGGACCGAGCCCGTGAACATGTCCGTCAGCAGTGTCCCGATCCTTACGTCACCATCACCCTGCGGCAGGCGCCATATTGGACTGGTCGTAACAGTGATCTGGCCGAGTGGGCCAAGGTGGTGGCGGAGTTGCGGCGCCGGGGATGGCATGTTGTCGTCATCCCGGATGTCGATGGGGCCGGCGACTTTTCGATTGGGGACGATGATGCGGCACATGACCCCGACATCAGGCTCGCGCTTTACGAGCGCGCGGCCATGAATCTTGGGGTCAACAATGGCCCCATGTCGCTCTGCTATCTGACCAAGGCGCCATATCTGGTATTCCGCATGCTTGACCCGACGGGCGAATATCCCTGCGGCGCCGAGTTCATGGCGCAGCATGGACTGCCGGAGGGCGGCCAGTTCTGCGATACGTCGCCGTTTCGGCGGCTGGTCTGGGCATTGGATGATGCCGAGACGGCAATGCAGTTTTTCGACGAGGCGATGGCCTCTTTGTTGCCACCCGGCAGCCCGGCATCAATGGCCCCTGCCCGATAGGAGTTGTCCATGTCTCTGAGTGCAGCCTACGACCGGAAGGACCCGACTCAGCCGCGGTTCCATTGGCTCGCCAAGCCCGACCCTGATGCGACCAAGGCAGCCGGCGCGCCGCGTTACCGAAACGTGCCCATGGTTGAGATCGTGATCCCAGGTGACAATCGGACACGGATCGTCCGAGAGGTCCAGGACAAGGATCGGGAGCGCTGGCCCGACCAATGGGAACGCTTCTCCGGTGGGGCAGTCATGCAGATCGAGGGCACACCGCTATCCGAATGGCCGCAGATCACCGTGGCGCAGGTCGAGGACATGCGTCAGCAGAACGTGCTCACGGTCGAGCAGTTGGCCAATGTCGCCGACCATCTTCTCCCGCGGCTCGGCATGGGCGCGCGCGACCTACAGAATAAGGCCCGCATCTGGCTCGGGATTGCCGCGGACCAGGGCAAGGCGGTCGAGACGATCACGGCTCAGGGCAAGCAGATCGCCGATCTGTCTCGGCGGAATTCTGATCTTGAAAGCATGATCCAGGGCTTGGCCCTGCAGATCGAGCAGCTCCGCTCGGCTCAGTCCGGCACCGCTCCGATGGACATTGACGGCGTGCTTGATGGCAATGAAGGCGTCGCCTTGCAGCCGGCGCCACGGCGTGGTCCCGGCCGACCTCGCAAGCCGGCGGCTGAAGATCACGAGGCCGCGTGATGACGCTGATCGCCCTGATCCAGGAATCGGCCAGCTTGCTCAATCTGCCGCGGCCGACTCTGGTGATGGGCAACACCGATCAGACGATCCTTCAGCTCCGGGACATGGCCAATATCGCGGGCCGGTCTCTGGCGCGTACCAGCCCACCCTTCCAAAACCTGATCAAGGAGAAGACATTCACGACGGTCGCGGCCGAGTTACAATCCGCCTTGACCACGCTGGCCAGTGACTTCGGCTGGTTTCTCAACGGCACGCTGGGAAATCGAACGGACCATCGCGCGCCCTATGGGCCACTCAGTGCGCGTGAGCGTCAATGGCAGGCGACCACTTTCACTCCGTCCATTGCAGGGAGCCAGTTCTACATTCGGGGGGGAAATCTCTACCTCTCTCCAGCTCCCGCGGCTGGTCAGACTGCGGCTTTCGAGTATGTGTCCAATGCATGGGTGCTGTCGGGCAGCGACTACTACTCAAGCTATCAGGCTGACACGGATACTTGCCTGTTCGACGACCATCTGATGGTGCTGGAGATACTGTGGCGCTGGCGCAAGGCCAAGGGTCTTCAGTACGACGAAGAGATGGCGGAGGCTGAGCGTGAACGGTCCAAGGCCGTGGCGCGGGATGGGGGGCGCCGGGTACTCGATCTAGGCGGGAAGCCCGATTACCTGCCTCGGACCGTCAATGTCAACGAAGGGAATTGGACCCTATGACCTCGCGCCGGGCCGTGCGCGGTACGGCCACCATCATTCCAATTCCGATCCGAGGGCTCAATACCGTAGACCCGATCGACGCCATGAAGGCGGGTTACGCCCTCATCATGAACAACGTGGTGCCCGAAGGCAACACCGTCTCAGTTCGGCAAGGCCATGCCGAGCACGTCACGGGGCTGACAGGGCCGGTGGACACGCTGATGGCATGGCACGGCCCGGCATCGTCCGTGCTGTTTGCCGCCGCCGATACCGACATCTTCGATGTCACCACAGCCGGCGCTGTTGGATCGGCTGAGAGCACCGGCGCAACCATTACCAGCAACCGCTGGTATCACACCATGTTCGGCACGTCTGGGGGCAATTTCCTCTGGATGGCCAATGGCGCGGATGATCCCAGGTATTATGACGGCTCGTCCTGGACAGTGCCAAGCATTACAGGGGTGACTGCCGCCAATCTGATCGCGCCATGGGTCCATAAGTCCAGAATATGGACGATTGAAAAATCGACCATGAAGGCGTGGTATCTCGGCGCGTCATCGGTAGCGGGAGCGGCGTCGAGCGTCAATCTCGCACCATTTTGCCGGCTCGGTGGCGAACTTATTGCCGGCGCGACATGGACACGAGACGGCGGGTCTGGGGTCGATGACTTTTGGGTGGTCATCACCTCCAAGGGCGAGGTCCTGATCTACCAGGGCACCGATCCATCTTCGGCCAACACGTGGTCGCTGGTCGGTGTATTCCAGATCGGGCCGCCGATCGGGCGAAGGTGCTTCCTGAAGATCGGGTCCGATCTGGGCGTCATTACCATTGACGGGTTCGTCGCGCTATCGAGCATGTTGGGGGTTGACCGGGCGGCGGCAGAGAACAACGCGATTACACTGAAAGTAAATAACGCCATTGCCGATCTATCGGCGACGTACAAGGACAATTACGGATGGCAGGCCATTTCGTAT